AATCGTCGTGAACTTTAGTCACTACAGGATGACCGTGATCCACATAGGCGTTAACCGCATAAATCCACCGGCCATTCTCAAGCGCGATGTCTTTCAATTCATCGTCGCAAAAGCAGTGCTCGTAGGCCGTGTTGAAAAACTCCCTGTCGGGTAAAATATCAAGCATGGCCTTGTGAGCGATCCAATGGGCGTGATCGTTATTCCCTTGGGTATTAACTCCAATGACCCCCCACGCGTCGGGCAAAAGATTGACCGCTTCCTGAACCCCCAATAAAAAACCCGCTTTCAAGCGGGCATCATCACCGAGAAATAAGACCCATTCGCGGGTTGTCTTATCGACAAGCCTCTTGACCATCCGAGGGCAGCCTATGCGCTCGGTGTCCTCTTCTGTGACGATCTCGGCGCCCTTGAGATGCTGCTTGACGGATTCAACGGCGACCAACGCTTTGTCCGGCCTGATGACCGGGATGACGACTGATATGTTTTTCCCCGTGATCATAATTTCAAATACCTCCCGGCAATTGTTGAAACTTCGTGGTTTTCGATGACGTATGCCCTCATATCCCGTTCAGGGTCATACCGCTTAAATTCTTCCCTCATCCGGTCCGGCCCCCAAAATTGGTTGTAATACCGCCCGGAGCAATTAACCGTCCTCAATTTTTCAATGTTCTCCCGCGTCACCATGCCATCAACGCCACACCAGTTGACGACCATCACGTTTTTGCCACAGGAGAGGGCCTCGTAAATCCCCCGCCCGGATGTCATTACCAAGTCAGCCCATTGGATGTTCTCTTTCACGCCATCGGCCCACCCTGTCTGTATCCGGTACTCAAAGCCCTGTGAGACTTTCTCGATCAATTCAATGTTTGGGGCCCGGTTGTTCATCCACAGGATGTTTCTCAATTCTGGATTAACCGGCGCCGGAGTAAAATAATTGGTGTCAATCGGGTTACGGATGACATGCGAAAAAAAGCCCTTGGAAGTCAAATTCGCATGGACTTCCTCGGAGACCGCCACGTAAACATCCGCTCCCGGTATCGGCTGCTCCAATTCTGGAATAGGCCCGTGTGAGGTAAAAATCCTGCGCTTGATGTCCCATTCGGCCAATTCTTCAAGGCAGATATTGTGATTGACCAACGCAAGGTCGTATTCCTGCTCCCTATCAGCCCACGACCCGATCATGGCGTTAAAGCCACTCGGTGGAACGAATACATCTACCTCATGAAACCGGCTCAGATAGTTGAACATCGTCAGGGTCCACATTTCGGACCCGGATCTTTTTTCGAGGTCGTAATTTGCGAGCAGAATTTTCATTCCTTTTCCCCAGCCTTTCCCCGACTTCCTCGGCTGTTTTGCCTGCGATACAATCCCGGCATATTTCGATTTCGGCGGTCCTTTTGGCACACTCTAATTGATATTCCCTGGCCGCCGTCATATCTTCCCAGGTTCCGACAACAGCCTCATGCCGCCAGTCCTGACAGCACAAAAGTAGCTCACCGTTTGCCGCAACGGACATTGTGTCTACTGGGAGAGGACACGGAATCCTGCCGTAGGTGTGCCTTTTTAAAATCTCCGGACACTCCCGGACATTCCCCGCCCGTGAAGTGCAAACTGTCCTCGTGTTGGGAAGCACTTTGTCAACCTTTGCCATTTTTGAGCATCGGGTGATCTATCAAGCCGTTGGTCGCAATCTCGATCCGGCTCTTGGGCAAGACGCTTTTTGTCCACGGTATCCACTCAGCCAGCCGATCATCCAAGGTAGGCTCGTAATGGAGGGCAAACCCGATCCGGCCCGTGTAACCCTGATCTGCCAGCCACTTGATGACAGCCCGGTAAACGTCCTCTGGCATTTCGGCAGTTTCTTATCCGAGATAGACATCATCAAATGGACAATATCGGCAATGCCCGTTACAGACAGTCGCGGTTTGGATGTAGACTATTTGCGGTAATTTAACTTTCATTATATCTCCTAACTTTTTGACATCCTCAATCGGTACTGGACAATGGCCCGGAAATCCTGGTCCTGGTCGCCAGCCCTCAGAAATTGGTAAAACTCGCGCTCCATGATGACCGGCGTGTACCCCGTGGCGGTCGGTTTGGCATCGTCGAAAACGGCAATCAATTTGTTGTAACAGTCAACCCTGGTCGCTGAGGTCGTGGCGAAAATGTCGAATTGGATCGTTGGAAGCTCGTAGTACTCACCCCCGAACCAGTACTCAGGATGGCCGCTAATGAGGAAATACGTCGCGTAGGGCATAGTTGCCCCTTGCGCTTCCTCGAACCACAACTTACCCGTGAGAGCCGCTTTAAGCGTTGCGTCTGCGTTGTATAGGTTCCAGATGCCTTCTAAGATTTTATCCATACTTGGATTTCGACCTTTCCGGTGTATTCTTTAACGGGGATGTCTTCCATGCCCGGCTCGAAAGCATCCAAATCATACGCCCACGCCTTACCGAGTTCTTCGTCAGCAGTGAAACACTTCTCAATTTCCACCCCGTCTACAAACGCTTTTGCCCCGTAAGCATGAAGTGAATAGCCCGGATCGCCTTTGTGTACAGATAATCTCATTCTGTGTACCCCGGTGCGCTGGTATCTTTAAAAAGCTGATCCAAGCTTTCTTTCACTTCGTCCGGCAATCCCCCATAGTTGTCTTTCAACGCCGTTAGCAATTGCTTAAACGGCTCAATCTCTGTAACGCTTATCTTGACTTCTGCTAGTGCCATCTTATCCCCCGGTTTCCCCAATAAAAAACCCGGTCAGCAGTTAAGCCGCCGGGTCTTGGATTATCAAATGTGATGTTATGCTTGAAAAAATTGCCTTAAATACTCAAAAAATACTTTCGCGCTTTCCTCTGCGTTGCCCTCGAATTTCAATGTACCGTCATCCCAGGTCAATCTCCCGATTTCATCCTCTGTAACAGGATTTAAAAAAGCAATATATCGTTTAAAAATAGTGTCATTTAAAATAATATCGTTTTCTTCATGCTCCATAATTTATCCCCCCGGATTTTAAAGTTTACCTCACCCCAAACGCCGCCTTTGCCTTGTCAATATTCCTTTCAAGCGCCGGTCTCAAAAACGGCTTGGCTGTCTGCGCCGGGCCTTTGTGCGAGGTTTTCCAGCCAAATTCCAATAAATGGGCGTGGCTCGCAGTGGCTTGAATGATCCAGCCGCCATCCTCAAACTTGCTTTTTTTTGCCCGAATTGACTTCTTTAAGTTTCCCGTTACCACATTGACACTTGCCTTGGCATCCTTCGCTATGTCCTTCGCAATTGTCTCAGAGTTCTCGTTGATGAATTTCGCAAGTTCTAATTCAAATTTTGAGGTATCTATCGATACTCTTGCCTCTGCCATTATGCCACCTTCCGGCAATGCAGCACCATATCCCCCTGCCGCCTGTTGTCCTCAACGCCCAATATCTCGCAGTCCACACTATCCACCGTCACCCGATGGGTAGAGTCAACCCGTGAATCGCGCCTGATTCTCAATTTGAAGTCCGTCACCTCCGAGAGTTGCCCGGCAAGTGCCCGTTCCTCGCCTCTCAAAGGTATGTACTGCGCCCATGTGGGACCATGTGAGATATCCGTATATGTCGTCGTAGGGGCTCCTGTAGAATCCTGTGTAACCGTGGGAGCTTTTATCGCAATTTTAGTATCCAACCGCCCTGACTGTATGCCCATTAGTTCCCCCATACCCGGTAGGGTGCAAGCAGGTTTTCAATCACCCTTCTAAGTGTTTCTGCATAAGAGTCTGTGGGCCGGTCATACATCATTTCAACATCAAGTTTAATCGCGTCTTTAATCGCCTGCGGAATGTTGGCCCGGTAATCCGTGCCGCTTGCCGCATAGCCGCAAACATAGGTGACAACGATAGGATAATCCGGCGCATGGATCGACTCATCGGGCCATGACTCATTATAACCCAATACGACACGCCCAGGCTCGCTATATGTGTCCACTGAATACTCGTCCGACGACCAGGTATATTCCGTGCCATCCGTATCTGTATATTTAATGTGGGTCACGGATTGAAGGGGTGGAAAAGGAATATCTATTACGTCACCATCCGGCCACGCACTATAATAGACCGCCCGTGTCTGTTGGACAAAAGCCCTCGCAAGGTATCTCTCAAGTCGTTCCCTGCTCGCCTGGATCATTTTGACAAGCATCGGCTCATGTTCCGTATCCGGGCCTCGTAAATGGTCCGACACCTCGCTTACCAGCACAGGCTCAACGGTTGGTGCTGTAACAACTCGTATGATTCGATCCATCACGCCACCTTGCGTAACTGTTCAATCCATATTTTCAGTTGGTCCCTGAACGGTAAACCAGACCCAGCGGTCCCGGAATAAGTGCCTTCCAAAACCAAATACCGTTCGATCTCGGTGTACCCTGTCGGAATCGTCAGATCATCCCCGGACAGGACGATATCAACGTTTGTATCGAGTGCCGCGATTGCGACATCCTCCCTACTGTTGATAACCGTCCCGTCCCGGTCCGTGAGGCTCCATGCCATCGTGTCAGGAGTAACGTTGTTGCCATCGTCATCCGTGAAAGCACAGTTGACGATATACGTCGATTCTTCAGTTGCTTTTGTCGTCGTCTCTTCAGATGGCATATTTAATCCTCTTACGCTCCGTCATCGGCGGCGCTGAATGTATAGGTAATCTGGAGGGTGTCATCGTCGGCCACACTCCGACTCGATGCGAATGTCGCCAGGCACAATAGGGTCCCACCGCCAGCGGTATCGTCTTTAGTATCGGCGTCCGTCCCACCGCCTACAAGAGCCGCACCGTAGATCGTTTTCGTGTCGCTGATTGTAAACGTTGCTTTATTGGCTGAGTTGGTAACGCTTCCTGCGGCGGCCTCTGCTTCGTTGTAGGCTTGTCGTGCGATTTCGTCGTATGCCGTGCATTCCGT